AATGATGCAGAAATAACCTTTGCTAATAGAAGACTTGTATTTGATTATGAGATAGATTCTTACAGAAAAGAAGAAGAAAAAAAGAATAAAGCTAGAACCCAGGCTAATAAAAACTCTAAGAAAAAAGCTGACGCTGCTAAGAAAGCAGAGCCTAAGCAAGATGTAGCTCCAGACAAGGAAGGAGATACTAAAAATCCAGATGCTGCTCCGACTAATGATAGTGCAGGAGACTGGGCAGCATCTATTGCAGACAGTGTTGGAGCAGGAGACTTTACTGGACTAGGAGGAGATGTAGAGTCAATGAAAAAACGCTTAGCAACTCCTAAGACAGGTTCTGATACACCTCCACCAAAGAAAAGGGGGCAAAGAAGAATTAAAGACTCTGTGTTTTCAGGTTATGAGAATACAGACCAAATGGAAAAATGGTTTAGATCTAAGTTTCCAAAGTCTGTAGGATTTAAAAGAGTTCTTAAGGCAGTAAATGGAAATAGTTGGGGAGAGTTTTCTGACGGTATAGTCACTATAATGGAAAATGCTGCGGAGGGTACTACATACCACGAAGCATTTCACGTAGTAGCGTCTGAGTTTCTTTCTGAAAAAGAATACAAAGCTCTAATAGAAGAGTTCTTGCAACGTCCTAATGCAGAGCAACTAATTGCTGAGAAAGCAAAAACTTACTCGGACTACAGTAGAGAAGGTATTATTGAAGAAATACTTGCTGACGAGTTTGCTGAGTATGAGCTATCAGGAGGAACTAAAAAAATAGCATCTCCTGCACAGAAAAGTTTCTTCCAGGAGCTTCTTGACTTTATTAAAGCAATGCTTGGTATAGGTAAGCCTTCAATACATGAGGTTTATGATAAACTAAGTAAAGGGTACTACGCTACAGCTAAACCTAATGGAAGGTCTAAGTCAGTTGTAGGTGCTAGGCAAAAAAGATTTGAGACTGAAAGCTCTCCTCTAACTAATGAGTTTATTAAGGTAGTCAACAGAAAGTTTTTCTACTTCGCTAATACAAAGTTTAGAGCAGAATTTGATTCTTACTTAGCAGGAGATCTTACAAAGTCAGGAGTACTTGATAAAATATATAATGAAATAAAAGACGACCTTACAAATTTAGTACGTAAGGGAATGCTTAAAGATATTAGTAACAAGGAAGAAGGTTACGAAGTAACAGAAAAGCAACTTCAAAATCTTGATAGATTTCTTGACAAGTGGGATGTAAACGAATCTTATACTGAGGATATAGATAAACTTCGTAACTCATTCAAAGAGTTCCATCGTACTAATGTCCTTTCTAGGTTTGATATATTTACTGAACTTGACATTGATGAAATAAAAGACGAAGAGTCTAAAGACAGTGGAAGTAATACTTGGGCTTTTAACAGTATGACAAGATCTGCAGTAGAAAGCTCGTCAAGAAGACTAAGATTATTTTTAGCAGGGTTGCCAGATACTCATAAAGGACAATACTTTACATATGAAAAATTATCAGAAGATTTTGGAGAACCTACAGCCATGTCTTTTGGTAAAGCATTTGCAATCTACTCTAACCTACTTGCTAATACAAGAACTGTAGAGGAAGCTTACCATAAAATAGTAAAGAACCAGGAAACTACTCCTGGAGCAGCTTTCTTAATTGAAGAGCTTAAGCTTAAAAAATTGTTTAGCTCTGACGCTAATCAAGGACTTACAAACTCAGAACTGCAACTAATAACTGACTTTGCACAAAGCTTTAATCTTCAAAAGATGGACTACAGCATTGCTGCTGTAGGAGAAAAAGGTTCTGGAGCTGTAATGAACGCTTCTCAAGATAGCCAGAAGAATAGAATACTAATGGACTATAGAAACAATGAAAGGATCATGGCTACCATGGGCTCTCAATATGTTACTGTAGATCCTACTACTGATAAAGTAAAGTATACAGGAATAATACCTGTTACAGATTTAAGAGGCACTAGAGCAGAAGTAGACTCTAAGAAAAGGCAAGTGTACCGATCAGTAGGTATAGAGTTTACTGATGAAGTATGGAACTCTCTTCCTGAAGACGGTGAAGCAAAAAGCCTTCAAAATGTAGATACTATTCTTAACAAGATGTTAAAGAAGGATATAAGTATCTATGAAAAATCAAGTAAGATGAGTGTCCAGTTAGGACTTCTTACAGATGATGTTATAAAAGTAGATCCGGATAAAACAGAAAACTCTCACCTTAACTTAGACGGTAGTAGAGTATATGATAATATTCTACACAACTATGTATCCTTTATTACTAGCGGATTAAACAAGGCTGAAAGTTTAGAGAAACTAAAGGAAGAGTACCCCTTCCTTAAAAGTGCATATCTGAACAACTCAAAACTTTTAAACGACATTCTATTTAATAAAAAAGGAGATAGAAATTCAAAAAGAAACCTAAAAATTGATTTAGGTGAGGGAGCTAGGACAGAAGACAAGTCTGTAAAGAAGGAGTTTTCAAGTATGACTCCGTCAGAAAAGTTCAAGTTTGTACTTGACATGTCTACTCAGAATAAATTCATGATGATCCGTGCAGGATCAAATTCTAATGAAAGATTTATTTCGTTTGGGGATGTTAAGATGGGTCAATCTGGAAATCTAGATGTAAAGGACTGGTTAGGTCTTGGTATTAAAATGCCAATGCTAGAAGCAGACATGATTGGGTATGCTAAAGATGAGCTTGCATACATTGCAGAAATCAGATCTATGTCTAAGCAATACTCTTTTAGTAAAAAGTTTGAAGACGCTGATACTGCAATTGACTCTTCCCCGGTTCTTAAAATATTGTCTAAAGACATCAATCTATATAAGACTATAAAGAATCTTATAGAAACAAAGAATACTTCTACTGAAATGCTTGAAGGCATTGATATAAAGTTATTCTCAGATCAAAATCCAGATGCAGTTACAACTGCTGGTCGTTTAATACAAGAAACTGTTATTCTAGAAGCAGAAGAGCTTGCAAGAAAAGCAATAAAACTAGGACTAGTAGAAGAGACTAGTGGGGGAAAGTATTTAAACTTAGGTATTCCTCAGCTTAATGATTCCGGGCTAATGATGCAAGTTGAGTCATTTCAAAACTTTAACAGTTTAAGAGATACTTTGTCACATCATGCTGCTGCATTTATGGTATCACAGATGGAACAGCAAAAAATATTTGCTGGCCACCCTGCACAGTATGTAAAGGAAGATAAAAACACTCAAGAGTTATCAGTAGATAATATGATTAAACGTATGAGTGGTATGATAGGCCCGAAGAAAGCCTCAGTACTTGACTCAACCTGGTGGAGGAATGTTGAAAGATTATTTCCTAACTCAGGAGGTATGTCTCGTTTATATATGGATAAGGACGGAAACATCAACGAAACTCTTACACAAGACAGTAAGCCGGTACTTAAAACTCTTATACTAGAAGACATCCAAGCTCAAAACTTAGGACTTGCTGAGTTTTTTGAGGATTATGCAGATATGAATGAAGCTGATGCTCAGGGATATGTGCACCTAGATACCTACAGAGACATGCTGCTTACTAACGGTATGTGGAACTTAGGTCTAGAAAAACTGTATCAGTGGGAAATGTCGAATAGAAAGCCTACTGTATTTAAGTGGAACGGTGAGAACGTTTCAGTAAAATCTGAAGCAGATCTTATAAATGAATCCGGCAAGCAGGTATCATTTAACCCTCTCAAGCCTCAGTACTTTGGGCCTTTGGCTGAGCTAGGGTATGTAACAAGCATGTACAAATTATCCGTTGTTCCGTTAATCCCTTCTGTAATAGGAGAAAGTAAGCTCAATAAGATGAGCAACTTTATGGCTCTTAATAATACAGGGATGATTGTATATGAGTCTGGAAATAAAGTAGGTACTTCTATAAATGAAGACGGATCTCTTACAAAGCTGTACGATGAAGATGGTAAAATAGGATTTAACCTAAGGAGTAAAAGTCATAATCTTCCTTACCAGCATATATACTATGAGTTCTTTGGTATCCAGGTATCTACTGGAAATACAAGAAAGGATAGTACTTCATACGGATCACAGGTTCATAAACAAATAATGTATGAAGTACACGATGGTATTAACTACCGTGATATGTCATTCCCAGAACTTGGTGTTAATGAGAAGTCATCAGTTTCTACAGAAAAGGTAATGAACCATTATCTTGATCTTGTAGGATCTCGTATTAAGATGGGAGCAGCTTCTCTTAGAAGAAGGTTAGGTATGGTAAAAATGCCTAACGGTACTTACGAAATAGAAGATGTAGATAAAACTATAGAGCTACTCAAAAATTTAGTAGCAGAAAGGGACCTGCCTCAAGAGTACATAAAAGCATTTGATTCTCTTAAAGTCGATGGTAAGATAACTCCAATGGGTATTACTGTAATGCCTGCTAAGGGAGACATTGAACGTGCTCTATTTGCTATTGCAGATAAGATGACTGTTAAAAGTAAGATGAAAGGAGCAGGTCTTATCCAGGTAGCTAATACTGGTTGGGAAGAAGTAGGTGTTACTAGAAACTATTCTGACGGAAAGCTTGACTCTAATCAATTAGAGTTCTATCAAAACGAAGAAGGAAGAGTTACCCGTATGCAGGTATACGTACCTCATTACTTTAAAGAGATACTTGGAGACATTAAAGAAGGAGAAAATGTAATTATAGATGATAGACTAAAAGAGCTGTTAGGTTTCCGTATTCCTACATCAGGACTAAACTCTATAGATTCAATTGAAGTGGCAGGATTCTTACCATCTCATGCAGGTGATATGATAGTCCTACCTACAGAGATTGTAGCTAAAGCAGGTTCGGATTATGACGTTGACAAGCTTACAGTATACTACCCTCATTACACTGTAGGTAAAAATGCAGACGGTGTGACAGAGCTTAGATACTTAGAGTTTTATACTTCTGATGATTTAAGAAATGATCCTAATAAAGTCAATGAACTTAAAAACAGGGTTCGTAATCAAATTATTTCTGATGACCCTATCCTAAGGAAAAAGATAAAAGACATAGAATCTGAATACGATGCTGCCTACGTAGAGGAACTAAAAGGAGAAAAGAAAGCAGCTTATTCTGACTTTATGAAGTCAGACTCTGTTAAAGATTTTATTGAAAAATTTAATCTAGATCCTAATCGTACTAATAAAAGAGAGCTAGAAAAAAGATTTAAAGGGCTAAGAAGGACTATAACTCTTCTTAATAAAATGAGCAGAGAGTTAGAACAGTATTCCGGAGAAGATAAAATGGGATTCACTAACGAAATGTTTTTCTTAGAAAACGAGGATCCTATGCTCGTTGCTTCAAACTTTAAAGAAGACATGTCTAATGATGAGGCGTTAGATACAATAGATAGAATAATAACTACCGCTCAATCATTTGAAGCAGAGCTTGAAGTTTATTACGATGAAGATGCTGTTAAGGCCAGAGAAGAAATTCAAAAGAATATAGAAGAAGCTACTAAAGAGATGCGAGAAAGAATCTCTGAGCTGGTTAAGCCTGAAGTAGATGAAGCTTTTTCAACTATGACTTTGTTTGAAAGAAACGGAAAGAAAGCTGTAGAGAATGAAATCAACAGAACTATGCAAGGTATTGTTCTGTCTCCTGAAAACTATGAAAGATTAATAGAGCCTATTGGATCTAGCGTACTTAAAAATATAGCTGAAGACATTAAAGCTCTTAAAAAACAAAAAGCAAAGACAGACACTGTAGAGGACCTGTTAAAGATGAGTTGGAGTCTTGATACTGTTGAAAGATATCTTCAGGGTAAGAAGGGTGTAGGTATAGGAGCTTTACAGTCTGTAAATGAAATACTAGGACAGAGAGCAAGATGGGCTGTAAATAAAGATCATAAGCTAACTTATTTTAATACACAAGTAGGTAATTACACAGAGTTTGATGCTACGATGAAGCTTCCAAATAACAATATAGGAGGAGCTCCTGTATTATTTGGAAATGAATCATTTGCCGGTACTCAAGAAGAGTTATCCAAAATGAGGGTAATGAATAACTTCTTGAACGCTTATGTAGATATTGAAGCAGATCCATTTATTATCGACATCAATGCTGGTCTTGACATGGCTCCTACAATTATGTTTATGGTAAGAGCAGGAGTTCCTATTAGAACAGCTCTTTACTTTGCGAATCAACCTATTGTAGTTGAAATGATGGATGCCTTCAGGTCGCAAGGAAATAACATGCTAACTGTTGCCAATAAAAGAAAGGTAGAGCAGTCAGAAATAATAGAGGCAGTGTTTAATAAGTACTCTGGAAAAGAAAACCTTGTTAAATCAGAAGTAGATATTATAAGTAATGAGTCTTTAGAGAAGCACCTTAATCCGGACAATCAAAAAATGTCTGATGAAACTTTTAGAAGAGATCAGTTATTGATCCTTGACGAGTTTCTTAAGTTAAGATCTATGGGAGACGAGCTGTCTAATGCTATGAATGCTGTGAACTACGATACAAAAGGTACCGGAGGTCTTGCTGCAGCATCCCTGGTAAGAAAGCTATCAATGAAGACCCTTAAAAAGAATAATTTTATAAAAGGGTTTGATACTATCTTCAAAAAAGATAACTACTTAAGAGACTTTAGAGATTCTGTAGAATCTATTCCTGAGATGTACAAACCATTCTTCCCTGAATTTAATAAGCAGTTAGCTGCACCTGCTATTGAAATGCAATTTGAAGAATACTATAAAGACCAAAGGTTAGGATTCGATACTATGGTAAATATGATGGATATATTTATGCATGATATGGTACACAGCATGGTAATGATGATGCCTTTAAAAGGAAAAAACATTAACCTTACAGAAGAAATAAGAAATCTTTTTGTTACAGACAAAAAAATAGGTAACCCTTCTGTAGCCCTAGAGTTAAAGAACTTTGTAGAAAAATTCCCTGACGTAGCTAAAAACAATCCTTTCATAGAAAGAATTAATCCTATATTCAATGAAACCGGAGGTGATAGAATACTAATGTACGATCAGCCTTCGGACCCGTCAGAGATAGATGACGTTATAGACGGTTGGAGAGAATTGTTTAGGAGTAATGACAGAAGGATTAGGAACTTTGCAGAACAACTTGCTAAAGTTGCTATAATTCAAACTGGTTTTAGAAATCATCCAGTGGGTCTTACAAAGCATATTCCTTCTGAAGAAGTAGCAAAAATTATAAATAATGCTTTCGATCAATACAGATCAATGGGTATAGGAGGGAAAAGAACCTTCAAAAACTTTGCAATGCTTGACAGTATTCTTGGAAACCACAATAACCCTAATATATTACCAAGAACTGGTAGAGTAGCTCTTAAAGCTAAATACGCTTTAAAGGCTGAATACTTAGGAGCAAATAATAAAAAGAAAAGAGAAGATGCTGTAGCTGCAGGAGAAAAAATATATAATCTAAAAATTGTACAGGCTACCAAAACAGTAGTAGGTGAAAATGAGGATGGAAGTTTTCAAATGGAAGACAAACTTATGCCTGTATTTCAAGGAGGTGAAGTATTAATGGTCCCTATGGAAACCTTTATAAAACAATACAATGTTTTAAAAAGTAGAGGGATGCTCCAAGCACACACAGATCTTACGAATAGAAAAATTCTAAAAGGTACTATGCATGCCAGGAAGAGAGGCAAAGCTTTATCGCAAAATCCTTTACATGATAAAGCTCCTGAACTGGCACCAGAAACTGAAGGCGATAAAAAGCTAAAAGGTAAAGATGCAGTAATAGAAAGAAAAGACACAAACGGAACAGAAGATACCTGTAAAAAATGAGTTGTTCAATAATCAGAAATAGCAGTAGCCAAGTTATAGAGGGGGTATTTGCTGAAAATGGAAAGTCCTCTAAGCTCTACAAAGAACTTGTAGAAAAAACAGGAGACGCAGAGACTGCACTGGATAAGTGGACTCTTGCGTATGTTCCAGAATTTATAGATAACTATAAAGGAGAGAGGGATGAGAATGGAGAACCTACAGCAGAAGAGATTTTAAAGGCAGAGCCTGAAGGAGTAGAGAGGCAAGTAGAGGTCCTTAAAAAACTACTAAACCAAACTGTCCGTAAAACAGACCAGGGGTATGTAGAAATAGAAACTGATACAGTTGTAGCAAATCGTGTAACCGATTTAGTACAAAAGTATAGAGATGAGATAGGGGCTTACTCAAGTAGTGATACTACTGCCGCAGACATAGGTACTACTGTTCACTTACTTGTAGAGCAGATGTTTAAGCATTATACTGGTGTACAAAAAATGTCTCATAAAGACATGCTTGACGTAGTAGAAAAATCTTTAGTAGCTTCTGGAATAGAAACTAAGTGGGTAAAGAGTCTTGATAATAAAATCTTACTCAACTTAGATAAAGGAGTAGAGGCTTTATATAAAGACATACTTAAAGCGCAGGACAGCATAGACCCCGGCAAAAAGCCTGTTATACTTACAGAGCATATGATACACGACAAGTTTAAAAACCTTGCAGGTACCATAGATGCTCTTATAGTTTATTCTAACGGTCAAGTAGGAATGCTTGACTTCAAAACTATGTACGTCTCAAAAGGTAATTTGGATGACGGTGTAGATGTAGTTAGAAGTACTAAGATAACTGAGTGGAATATTCAGCAGAGTAACTACAAGGAAATGATTAAAACCAAATTAGGTATTGAAGATATGAGAGAGACTCGTATCATACCTATTGGAGTTGATTATAAAAATTATGATAAGGTTAAAAAGAAAAATCTTATTGGTGATAAGATCAAGGCAGTTAATATGGCAGGCACCATAAGCACTAAAACACTTGATCCAGTTCCTGTAGCAGGAGAGGTTACCGGAAAAGCTTTAACTGACAAAGCAATAAAAAGATTAGAGGGGGAGAGAGCAAAGCTTCTTGTAGACTACAGAGCTACTTCTGACTATAAGAAGAAAAGGGTTGTTGAGGTAAAGATGAGTAAGGTTGACCGTGCTTTACAAGCTCTTAGATTATACGATGATGTTAAAGATGTTACTAAAATGGCATCTAATACTATCCAGGAGATAACTAAGAAAATGAATGTGGTCAAAAAAGGATCTAAGTCTTATTTGTCTGCAAACGATATTAGAGAGTATGTAAACGAACTTAAGTTTTACGGTGAAATACTAAAAGCAGTAGATCCTAACTCCGAAGACTTTGAAGCTTTAAAAGGAAAAGATGAGGCTGCATTAAAAGCAGCAATGAAATCTGGCGAGGTTAAAAAAGTTCTAGACAAAACTGAAGCTCTTTATGTAGGAAGTCAGGTTAATAATATGATTAGTAATCTAGAGGGCATGCTCTTCGACAGAATGAATGAAGAGGCTGGGTCTGAAATAGATTTAAAGCAGACGGGTAAAAAACCTGGAATGTGGGCTAACTTTTTAGGGGTATCTGAAGTAGACTCTCCTGTATTTAAAAGACTTACTAGCCTATTTACAGCGTCAAGAGATAAAGCAGAGAACGATACTTTTGAAGACTTCTCTGTTATAAAGGAAAAGCATGCCGCTCTCAAAGAGTGGGCAAAGTCTAGAGGAAAAAATATACAGGAAGTGTTTGACATGATGGTTAACAAAAAGACCATGTCATTAGTAACTCCTGCTACTCAACAATTCTATGATGATAGAGATAAGGCTAAAGAAAATAAAGATTCAGCCTGGTTTAAAAAGAATACCACTTTTAATGTAAAAAAATTCGAAGAGGCTAAAAAGCAGGAGTATAGTATTTACGATGATCCTACTTTTGATGCAGCCGCTTTCCTAGGAAGACGTAAGAAGAAGAATGAAACTGATGCTGCTTTTAAGAAAAGACTTGATGAGGCTGTAGAAAAAGCTAAACAAGATTTTATAAACAGGCATGATCCTAGAGAAGGAAATACTACAGCGTATATGACTTCAATATTTTTACAGCCTAATGTAGAATCTGGAGAATACGCATCAGATCTTTACAAAGAAATGCATAAGCCTGGTAATCAAGCTTTAAAAGATTACTACGATATGTATACGGAGATGAATGAAAAGTTTGACTCTCTTGTAGGATCTGAGACAAAGATCAAAAGAAACTTTATCGCTAATGTATCTCAGTCTATGAGTGATAGGATGTTTGAGTTAGGACCTGCAGAAGGAATTACTGAAATGTGGAACAGCTTCAAACATGATATACAAGTAAGAGAGCAGGATGAAGTGCTAGGAAGAGTAGATCCAGCAACTGGAAAAAGTATGAGAAGCATACCGTTACTCTATACTGATGAGATCCGTATAAAACTTTCTGATAAAGAAAGGAACCAGCTCGAGTCTTCAGAAAAAATAAAGCTTGAAGAAGAGTTTAAAAAGGATAATAAAAGCACGTCTACTAGAGATTTTGAAAAAGCCCTTAAAGCTAAAACAGAGACAGCTATTGCCGCAGCAGAGTATAAGAAAGGAAAAAATATAAAGTCAGTAGACCTTACATCTTCTCTTATGTTGATGACAAATTCGGTACATAAGTTCTCTCAAATGAAAAACATTGAAGAGGATGTGCTTACTCTTAGAGAAATACTTGTAAACGGAGACGCTACTGAAACTGTAGTCGATGAGTTTGGAAGACCTATTAAAGACAAGTTAATGGGTAAGATTGCTGAACGTATAGGAATAAGTGATGACACATTAGCCCTATTTGATAAGCATGTAGACTTTCTCCTGTACGGTAAAAAAGGATCTGATATTCAACTTGGAGGTGTGTCAGGGCAGAAAGTGTTAAATAAGATGCATTCTTATCTATCACTTAAAGCTCTCGCACTTAACGTACCACTAGGATTTGCATCTTATCATGGAGCAAAATCAAATTTAAGGTTTCTTGCCGGGGAAGGAAGAGTGTTTTCTCAAGAGGATCTTAAGTACGCAGACAAACTTGTACCTATCATAAGGTCTGCAGAGTTTACAGATGAAGATGATATGTCTGATGATAAAATAAAAGCAGCACATGCTGTAGCTTTCTTCAGACCATCTACAAGAGACCTTACTTATGAAGAGTCAGAAAAAACTTCTTCTTCCTGGGGTAAACAAAACATGACTTTTAGAAATGCTTTTGTTCTCCATAGACTTGGTGATGATGCGATAGATAACAAGATTCTTGTTTCTATGATGAAAAGTCATGGCATTGATAGCACTGGTAATTTAGTAAGAAGGGATAGAGCCAAAGAAGGTTTTACTGCATTACTAGATATGGAGTTTAAGAATGAGAAAGGAAAACTTTCAATCATTCACGAAGGAAAGGACGTCTTCAAAGAAAACCCGGAGATGTTTACCATTATGCGTAACCGTGTAAGAAAGGTAGCATTTAATGTAAAAGGATCTATTTCTGAAGAGCAGCGAGCGGCAATGCAAGGAAACATGTTGTTTCAAATGGCTATGAAGTTTAGATCATGGATGCCGGGTATGGTGCAGTCTAGGTTTGGGGATGTAAAATATGATGCTGTACTAGACGACCTAGAAATAGGAAGGTACAGAGTATTCTTAGGACAACTCTTCCAGAACGGAATAGGCCCTGCCCTAACAAATCTAAAGGATGTAGCTATAGCTACTATGCCTTTAATGTTAGATCATTATAAAGGAAGGATGGGAGGAAAGTTTGCTGAAAAGAAATATCAAGAGTTCTTGGAGTCAAACCCTCACTTACGTGATAGATTTACTAAAGAAGAATTTATTCAGCTTATGGAGGATAAGATGCGGGGAGCTATTATAGAAGCAAGAACTGCCTCAGCCCTGGGAGCTTTGTTGCTCTTCTTATCTGCAGGATTAAATTGGGATGATGAGGATGATAATAATATTGTTACAAGAAATATGTTCTTGATGTTAAAGAGAACTTCTCTAGAACTTTCGTTCCCATATTCTCCTGGATCTGTTGTAGAACTTGCTAAGTTTCCATTCCCGGTAATGTCTCTTATTAAAAATATAGGACAGATAAAAGACAATACTATTGATGAGACTCGAGATCTTTTGTTTGGAGAAAATTCTAACAGAGACAGTACTCCTCAAATGTACTTTATCTCTAAGCAAATACCTTTACTTAATCAAGTAATGAATGTAGCTGGATTATTTAACCCATCTATTTACGAAACTGAGCAAGGTGTAGCGGAACAATTAATAGAAGAAGCTCTAGAAGACTAAAATAAAAGGGGAGGTAAATCACTCCTCCCCTTTCTGTCTAACGCGCCCAGTTTATAAGGTACCGGGCATACCCAAATTAATTGTACTGGTAAGTACTAGCTGTTTCAAGACTATTAATATACCTTCTTCTGTAAGGTATAATGTCTTCAACTATTTCTATTTCCTGCGTAGGATCTGTACTCTCCCACACTCTTATAAATGTATCACACATTTCTCCGTTGTGTATATACACTGTATCCTTTTCAATGCTAGGAACAGCATACATATAACTTAAGGTGTCTACATTTAAAGCAAAAGATAGTAGTAAAGGTATCATGCAAATGAATATCTGTTCTCCCTAATCTTATTCTGAAGCTTAAGAATAGTATAGCTAAGTTCTGCATTTTCAGATTTCAAGCTTTCTATCTCATCAAGCTTGCTTTGAAAATCATCATTTATTTTAAGTATATCCTCAAAGGTTCTATGAGCTTCTCCTTTATAAGCCCTAAGACACATCTGATAAGTACGGGTATACCTTAGATCGGTACCATACACATCGTTATGCGTCTTACGGTAATGAATAAGAGTAGCATGATTCTTACCCATAGACCTAGCAAGTCCTGATATAGAACATATCTCCTCATTCATTATAATGTTAGCTACTATACGCCTCGCATCAACAAGAATGCGATCTCTTTTCCTTGTAATAAGGTCTTCTTTATTTAAACCCATAACCTTGCACACACAATTTACAGCGCTATCAAGTTTAACCATATCAAATCTATCAACCATTTCTCTTAGGTATTTTTATTAATTCATATTTACAATCACTATCTGAGTTCTGATTAAGAACCTCCACCATATTTGACATCATAAACTCATCTTCTTCTTCAAAGACTTCATCTGATTGTGTTAACAGGTGTTTTGTATCTCCTATATGCTTCATTATACAGAAGCTATAATCTATTCTATTTTTTATCATATCTAATCTATTAAGGAATATTTTACATTTTGACCATCAAAATATTGTTTTTGATCTGCTAAGAATCTATCAAAAGATCCATATTTATCCTGGTACTTTTTGTTTTTACTATACATTTTTATCATTTCTTTTTTAGAGATAAGAAGTTTTTTAGTCATAATTATATTTTAAAATTTTACGCGCGTCATACCTTCAGGGATGTATGATGCCCTGACAGGTTTATTGTCAATCCAATGGTATTGCTGACCATCTTTGATTCTAGGCTTATTATAGATTACACTGTCGTAAGGGAAACCATGCTCATCTAACCAAGCTTCTGTAACTACTTTATGCTTGTCTGTACGAGCTGTAAAAAATACTACCGTATCTCCTCTGTCTTTAAATTCTTGAATCTTTTTAGCAGCGTTAGGAAAAGGTTTAGCAATTAAAAATTTATGAGACTCTTCGTTAGGTACATCTTCACAAATAGTACCGTCTATATCAATTAACCATATCTTACCCATCTTCTTTGTTTTGGTTTAATACTTTCTCTATCTCACTTACTCTTTGGTGAGTACTTAGCCCACTATCGGCTGAGTGTATAATGTCCAGTATTGCTTCTATCAATTCTTTCTTACTCATATTCTATTTTAATTACTTGAAGATTGTTTTCTGTATTATATAACTTACAAAGCTTACCGTCATACTTCATCCAGCAAGCCCCAACCGGTGTGCCTGTATACTCTCCTACATCTTCTGTAGTCATATGTACATCTTCTGGTATATCTTTATAGTATATTTTACCAATATCAGTACTGATGTAGTACCTATTAGTTAACGATAAATTTGGCTCTTCCTCTCGAAGGTTTTCACGGTCTTCCCAATAATCTCTATAATTTTTCATCGTCTCGGTTATTTCTTCTGTTACTGCATTTAGCATCTATAATTAAAAATACACATAACATTAAGAGTGTAAATCCTATTGCTGTTAAAGTCTGATCAATCATTTGTTTTGGTCTTCAAGTTTCTTAATAGCTGCTGCAAGATATTTTGCAGTATCTAGAGTTTCTTCATAAGCATGCTGTAACCACTCTTTAAGACTATAATCCTCACGATCTACAGTAGTACCATATTCTTCAACTCCTTTCTTATCAGAGTCTACAAGGTCTTTAACAATACTCTTAGTAATGTTACATGCTCCTTGTAAAGTATCTTTAACCATTTCAGGATCTACTTCTTCGTTATTAAATTTATTCATTTCCTAAATTATAAAGGTTATACAATAATGTAAGCTCCTCCCCTTCTTCAATATTCTTAAGAGTCTTTACATATCTATAATCACCATCTATCTTTGCTTCAAGATTAGGTTCTTTAGAATGATTAATAAATCCTCCAAGAGGAGTTCTAATAAAACGATCCTTAAATCTCTCGTCATATACATGTGATATACCAAGAACTTCTCCTTCTTTTATATCTGTAACTGCAAATAAACCAAGACCGTCTATGTTAGATTGCTTGATTGTTAACCTGGAATCCAGGGGTTTATAATACTTAGTTTTTATTTCCATAATATTTTCTAAATTATACAATTTATTCGTCAATAACACATTGAGTATCAATAAGATACAGATTATTACTTCATACACTACTTTATGGGGTCTATAGCTTACTTTTTCTGTAGTAACAGACTTATATAAGTCTTTCCAATCATCATCATACTTACCCTCAAAATCACAATTAGGGTCAAGAAGATTGCAAGTTACATCGTCAATCCATTGCTCATAATCCTTTACAGTTTCGTCTGGATTAAGATCAGGAAATACAATATAAAGTAGACTATTTACTATATCATACTCTTGAATTTCTTCATAATGATATATAGTAGCTATCTTTTTATCTGCATTTATTTTTCTAAATGTAAAATCCCTGCTGTACTCAGCCGGTTGGACAGCTATAATCCAGTCCCTTATACTTAATAAGGTTTGCCACTTTTTAAGGGTATTCATCTTCATATACTGTTAGACAAATATCTATAAAAGCAAAATAGAATGCATAATAAGTAACACATGGATCCTCATCATAAGATCTATATCCAAAAAGTATCATAGGTTTTATACCTATAGTAAGTATCCAATCTTTATCTCCAAACATGTGTTATAAGTTTACAACTTCACAAGAACCTCCACTACATGCAAGTTCATTAGAAAGATCTGTATTATCAGTAATCTCTACTACTTTAGTAAGATCGACTTCAGAAAGAGCAGCATACCTTTTGTTAAACTCTTCTTCAGTTATCTCTTCAAAAGGAGCTTGTACATAAGTACCACCATCATAAGGAAGAACTGATAGACCATTAAAGGTATTTCTGTTTTCCCACATCCATTCTACAATACCTTCCCACTCATCTTCTTTTACAGATACAGTAGCAGATACGTTATGAGTATTACGACCATGAATATGACCTTGCTTTACCCACTGCATATTCCAACGCTGAACACGCTCAAGCATTTCTAATGCTGTCTCGTCCTCACGAAGAGTTGCAGTATCTGGAGCTTTCTGAGGAATCTCAATCACTGCAGAGTTAGGGATAAGTGTCATATCTTGTACAAGTTCAGGATGATTAATTGCAAGATACTGATATAACGCCTCATCCTTACTGCATTGCATACGTCTGATATAATACTTAGAATGCCACGCATGTATACCTGATGATGTACCTACTACACAAGATGTAGTACCGCTCGGCTTTACTGTAGTAATACGAGCAGCAGGACTGATACCTATACTTCTAGCAGTCTCATAGTTAGCTTCTATAGCCATACCTGCAGCCTCTTCAAGATCAAGCTCATATACACCTCCGTTACAGATACCTGTCATACCTACACCTACAAGAGCATCCTTTTCAGTAGTCTCTCTCCAGATAGGTCTCAGATAATGAAAGTTAGTAAACCCTGCTTGTAGTGTACCAAAGAAAGATGCAACTGAAGCACGTTCATTTAGATCAAGCTGGTCTATAACATCTCCTGCATTTACTTCTGTAAGATTACAGAACTGAAATGGTCTTAGTGCAATCTCACAACAAGGGTTAGTTCCCCAATCTTTATCGTTACTAAGATATGTTCCAGGTTCTCCACTCCCACTCTCTTCAATCTTCTTCCAAAGATTTACAAAGAACTCTTTAGTTATTCTGTGACGTAAAAGAACAGCACTGTTGTTAGCTCGCCCACGCTGAGGATTGTTTTCCCACCATGCACCACTCTTACATGCTATCATCTCATCATCATCTGCAGAGAATAAAGAAATCAATGCAGCTCTACGGATACCACCAGCAAGTACAGCATCTGCAATATGACAGATCATATCATGTACTTCTATAGGTGTAAGTTTTTCACCCTCTTCTTTGCGGTCTAACATAAGTTCAAGATTGAACAAACATTTCTTAAGAGGTTCATGTCCCGGAGCTTTACCACCTGCAGTTACTAATCTTGCACCTTTAGGTCTGATGTCACTAAAGTCAAACACAGGCTTGGTCTTTCTGAATCCAAAGTATGCTGACATAAGATGACGTACAGCGTCTGCCCATCCTTCAATAGAATCGCTTACAAGATACTTCTGGTTTTTCTTAGGCTTATGAATCTCAGGAAGTTGATTCACATGGTCTCTTTGTACAGAGTATCCAACACCTGTACCTCCAAGCAATAAGAACATAGTCTCACTGAATGCACGATAATCATCAATAGGTAGATACGCACAATTATATACTCTCGACTCTGACTTCTCAATAGCTGCTCCAGAAAACTGTGCAGCTCTCATAGACATCAGAACTTTTTTATCGTATAGAAACTTTGAATTATCATCTATCTTATCTTTTAACTTAGGGTACCTTTTCTTCATCATATTGACGTACCTGTCAACTATTTCTTTCCAGGTCTCCCTTCTTTCTTCTCCTGCTACGTGCTTAGCGTACTTATTGAAGACAACAAGGTCACTAAGGATTTGATTGCTTTTATCCATTTAAGTCGATTGTAGACAGAAAAGGCAGAATTTCTCCTGCCCTTTCATGTCGATGTTATTTAAAATTTACTTTACTTCTTCTCCTAAGAGCTCAGCGAAGTCAGGCTCAATATAATTGATAGACTTCATTACTTTATGATCTGACTCACGCTTGATTACGTAATAACGGCCATTGTCCATTTCCTGGAAATAGCATTTGATCTTAACATCCTTCTTGTTAGGATGTTCTCCATTCATATATGCAGTAACAGTTTCTTCTGCCTCTTCCTTGCTGTTGCAAAACTTTGACATGTTGCTGTCATATATTTTAGTCATAACGTAGTTAATGTCAAGGCCATGTATCATGGTCATTCGCAAAGCAACCCAGACAAGATCTCCGAGTGCGTCTGCAATTTCTACTATATCCTGAGTATCTCTACTAATAGCAGTGCGAAGCTCTTCTAACTCTTCTACAATCTGCTCATAATGAGACCCTTGTGTACTGGAATCAGGAACTCCCGGCTCATTTGTTTTAGGAAGTCCTCCAATTCTACTCCAATTTGCTACTCTATTTATAAGAGTTGGGCGTTTTACTACATATTTAGGTCCGCCTTTATTCATGTTATTTTATTTAATAATTAAAAATGTACTGAGAAGACAAATATAAAGGTTTGTTTGGTACCCTTTTTTAGTACTTCTCTAAAAATGCAACTAAAGTTATTAATGTCATAGCAGTTCTTGTAAACTCCATTGAATAGGAGTTTTGCCCTGCTCTTCTAAAACTTCATTACACTTATTAAACACACCACTTTTAAGAAATCCTCCTCTTCTGCCGTAAGCTTCTGCTGCAGGATGTGATGCTTTTATCACTGGATTACCCTTAAGATGTTTTTCAAATGCTGCCGCCTTTGCACCTAAGAATATAACAGGTACGTCAGGATACTTTGTAGTAACATCTTCTAGGAATCTTTCCATAAAAGGTTTCCACATCTCAGTATGAGATCCTATTTTACCTGCTTCTAAAGTAAGAGCAGTGTTCAACATAAGAACACCTTGCTTGCACCAAGACTCTAGACTATGATCAGGAGTAAGCTGCAACACATCAGTAGTGTTCTCAACCTCTTCTAATATGATCTTCAAAGAAAATGGTACTGTCTTAGACTTTTCTAAATCTACTCCAAATGCAACACCAGTAGGCTGACCGTACTTAGGGTACGGATCTTGGCCTACAAGTATTACTTTAAGTTGATCTGGAGGGGTTAATTCAAGTGCTCGAAAAGTATCTTTCTTTGAAGGTATTACTAAGGTAGCCGCTCTAAGCTTAGCTACCCTAATACCTATATCTACCATGTCTTTCATGATAGGATCCATGATCTCACTCCATTGCGTCAGATCTGAAGACCCTGTATCTGTCTTTATATGTTTCCCTATCTTCATCTATTATATGATATAACTCGGCAGACTCAGGAAGTTCCTGCCCTATTCGTTTTTCTACTTTGATTCTTCTTTTCTTAGTCTTATGCAATATACCGTATATCTCATGAGTCTTCTTCATAGCATGAAAGTCTAATATCCTGACCTTCAACTCTTCAGAAAGTTCAGAGTACTTGCCCTTAATAAATTTAAGGAAATCCTCCTCATAATTAACAGGCACAGTAAATATATAGATGTAAGAAAAATCATCTACTTCTAACCTATCTACAAAATCTGAATGATCTTGAATAAATTTATCAAGTACTTGGAATGAGTCGCTATAACCTTTTCTAATTAATAGATAAAGGTTAGTGTCATTCATTCCTTCCATCCAGATAAATAAATTCATAAAGTAAGTATTCCATTTAAGCTTAGCCCTTGTATCAAATATCATAGGCGTGAGGAATATTGCAGAATCACTTGTCTGCATTGAAAATAGATTGTATAGATGGTATCCTTTCTTTTGTATACTTTCTATACGGAATAGTCCGTCCCGGACAGGTATTACCTGACCAGGAGCAAACTCCATTCCTGCATGATTTACTTGAATTACTTCCCCGTCTTTAAGAATTTCTTCTGCGGTCTCATCTACTCTTATACTTACACAAGTAGGATCTTTTATTGTGATAGAAGTTGCTGTTTCCATGGTGCTGTACAGTTTAAAGGCATGTCCATATTATTTGAATATACTTCTCTAGAATAGTTCCAAAGATCTGACTCATAATGCCAATTAAGATCTTCAAGTAAGGTTATCCAACCTCTTTTAAAATTACCATAAAGGTCAGTATATCCATAATGTCCTGCATTCATATCATCGTCTGATACAGTATACGTAAGAACATTGTTTCTGCCTGTAGTACTGACTACAATAAACTTAAAGTTCTCTATAGTGTATCCTTCTGCTGTAAGATTAGAAAACATATCTTCGATTGCAGCACTATACATGGATGCTTGTAGATAATACTTGTATTTGATAAAAGAAGAAGAAAAGTAATAAACACTGCTAGATGTAGTCTTAAGATCTACAGGATAAATCTTCTTCTCCTCATGATCTATAAGTACAGAATCCAAAAGAGCTTTACATAAAGTACCTGACTGTTCCCAGAACACAGGTAACTGAAATAAAAGATCTTGTTTATCTGATTTACTTTTAAAGAACTTACTGGCTACTTTATTATTTAAGCAGTTGTATTGCATTCTAACAAGCATGTCGTATTCTGATAAAGACAAAGAAGTCTTGCCTTCATTTTCTACCTGCTCTGCTGCATAATCTCTAAAAGCCTCAAACTGTTTTAAAGCAGTTTTCTTATAAGAATCTTTATAACCAGACTCAGCAAACGCTCTTTCTATTTTTTGCTCATCTGTAAAGTTTTCTAATATGTCAGTGCTTACTTCTTTAATATAAGCTTTTACCATATTTCCCATCATACCTGTAGGACATTCATGATCAGATACAAAGTATCTATTAGTCCATTCTTCTGATGATTGAAACATCATAGCGTCAAATGCACTCCCAATACGGAATGCATCTGACTCTACTCGTTCTCTACTATCTATAACATTTCTAGGGTCATCATCAAAATCACTAAGAAATGATCTTGATACTCCTCGCGCATCTCTATACTCTTGCTCTGTCATAATGTTTATTTATTAATTGGTTTAAATGTGTATTTAGTGTACTATTAAACTCCTCAAATTCTATAAAGCTTTTAGGAGCTGTAACCTTATGGTTAAACATATTATCAAATATACTAATGTCAGATACAGTTTTAAGAAAATCATAGCTCTTAATAAGCTTCTTTGCTTCTACACCTATATTATTAAAAACATGCCCTTTTACAAGAACGTCTTTATTCACAAAAAGAAGACTGTCTGAAGGTATATCATAAGTCAAACTACCTATGGCTTCATTAATAGCCTTATCCTTTCTTATAGAAACTCTATTACGGGTATTATTTTTTACTAATAAACCTAATAAGGGAACAACTGTATCATAGTTAGTTACAGCGTAAACAACATTATCTATAGCAAAGAAATTAATACCTTCTCCATAATTACCAGTCCGTACTTGGCGAGATGGTACTACTCTTTGCGAATAATAATTTTCTGAATTAAAAAGAGTGCTTCTAAGTTCAGGCCTTCTTACATATCTAACATAACTACTTAAACTTATAAAGTCTGTCTCTTTGTCTAAAATAACTCTAAACGGCAAATAATCTGAATCTTGATTATACTTAAGAATTATACTTAAAGGGCAGTTTTCTCTAGAGCGTTCTGATGACATATTTTCATTATAGTTTCTGCCTAATGCTAACGTAGGAGAAATATAATCTTTTCTAAGTTTTTTATCTGTATATAGTCTTTTCATAATTCTACTGTTTCCATCATTAGTGAGAGATCATACTTAATAAAGAAAGGTACTTCTCTTGTAGGATCTGTACCATATTCTAAACATGCCCAGTTATTAAGGACAGCTACCATTTTACCTGCAAGCATAGCTGCAGTATGTGAGGTTGCTTTAAAACTGCAAGGAAGATCAGGAACTTTTGCATCATCATACAAATGATCATCGTACCTAAGAGTATTCTTTGGTGTTACAGCAAATAACTGAAATGCCTCAGCATTCATCCTACCATCTATAAAGAGTTTAGGATTATCCTGTTTTTCCCAGTTTCTAAACATATCTTCCCTGGCTTGCATGTTATCAAAACATGAGACCATAATAGGAGATACTGGAGAATCTGGAAGATACCTATCTGTAGTATAAAACAGACTAGGTTTTTTGCCGCACATCGTATCAACATGATTACTTACTGCTTCTACCTTAGTCTTATCTACATCTGATTCTGTGTAGAATTGACCAGCAAGATTGCTGTATTCTACAACATCAGGATCCATTAACATTACCTTATGATCACCTGTTCTCATCAAAAGGATCATAAACCAGGATCCAATACCACCTGCACCTCCTACAATAATAGGAGGGAGAGATTGATTGAACCATGGACTATCTTTAAATCTACCATATCTTGTATCATTCATTTTTTTATATTTAAAATATATATCTAATAGTATTCCACGGTATTATGGATCCGTGCATGTCCTTAAACTGCGTTATAAGATCTGACTTAAGTCCTAACTTATAGCGTAGGTTCTTACCTCCATACTGAGATATCTTTGACTCTTGTATACCTGGCACCCATAAATGCCTTTCTACGTTAGAGTTTTTAGTTAAGTTATGCTTATGACGAATCTCACTGTGTGTAAGGAATATAACCTCCGCTAATACTTGATCCTTGTAATCTACATAGTCATCAAGCATCTGAAATAATTCTCTGTAGTCTTCTTTCCAGTTTCTATAAAGTATTACAGGACTGAAGTTTACATGAACATCGTAACCACTCTCTATAAAAGCATCAATGGCTTTTATTCTATCTATTATTTTACTGGTGTGCGGTTCATGTATATCAGACAAGTGTTGTGGCATCAGACTAAATCTGATACGTACTTTACCGCCTGGATCAAAGTCTAAAAGAGTTGGATTCACATACTTAGTAGCAAATGAACCCATAGCTATAGGATGGTCCTTGAAAAACTGAAATATCTTCTTCCACTCATGATGTTTAGCATGCAATGCAAAGTCCTCGTTACACGAGATATCATAAGTAACATAATCTGGATGGGTTTGATTAGGCTTTTGAACGTCTGCAAAATATGCATGGCTGTTCATAGCTGTTAGTATCTCCTCTGTGTTTGTAGCCACTGTAAGACCCGTAGGTTTACTACGTTTCATATAACAGTAACTACAATCATAGAGGCATCCGTGACCGAAAGAAGGAGAGATATAATCAGTAGAACGTCCTGATGGTCTAATGACCATACTTTTACGTTTTACTTTCGTTATCATCTACAGTTTTATTTACAAGTCCTTGAGGTAAACACTCTTTAGCTATGTGTATACTGCTAATAAGATTTTTACTACCTCCTGTTAACTGAACAACTTCTAATCTTTCATCAGATTTATGACTTGGCATTGACTGCAATGCATGTATCATATCATAAGCTACTATATAGGTATAACCATACTCATGTTTTATCTCAAATAGCTCAGGTCTTATTATTTTTTCTTTATTCATTTTATATTTATTACCCCTTAAAAAGTTCTTGATGCTACCTCTTCAAACATTTTCTCCACCACCTCTTGTATAAAAGGATATTCGTGAAGTAAATCAGGTTCAGGAAATGTCTCTGACATTAGAGTAAACATTTCATCTGCTGCCATTTGAATACTTTGAATTTCTTCAGCAGTGTTTTGTCCAGATATATTATAAGCCTTGGCCATAGAATTAAACAAGTCTTCTTCTATTCCAGTATCAAATAATACATCTCTTTCTGCAGAGCTAAGCACTACTAAGGGCTTTAAACAATCAACAATACTATCAGGACATAGCTCATCACTAGAATCCTCCATACCTATAAAAGCTTTTACTGCTTTTATTGCATTCTTACCAGTATTATCAGTCGGATAAACTGGATTAATATTGTTCGGCACATCTAACTCATGTTGCTTAGTGTAAGCAGAATCCTCAAATATTGTTAGCTGGTTAGGTGATATATGCTCTTCAAATGGAGTATCTCTATATATTTCAGTACTACTTCTATGAGGTATTATAACATTTGGAGTAGAAAGTTCTACCTGTCTTCCTGCAAGTGTTGTAGGAATATCAAACTCTACTGCACCATCGAATGTAAGAATAGGAGGATTGTCTACTTTTAGTATAGTTCCTGTTACTCCTATCTCAGCCTCCATACCTATCTTACTGCAGAATACTGTAGCATGATTTACTATTAAAGACAAGTAATAATCATAGTGCTTGGTATTGTCATACAGCTCTGACATATCAGTACCTGAGAAATATGCTTTCATGCCATGATGAGTGTGAATAAATCCACGCCTCATGTCTTCAGCTTCTGGTACCTCATCAAAGAAATCTAATAAACCTAAGTCTACAGAACCTTCAGTATAAGCAGAACTACCTATATCCATAAGATATATATGCTTAGCTCTTAGTATAAGATCGTTTTTAAATAATGATCCTGATACCTCTTCATAAAATAGTATACCACACCATTCTTTATTATCGTTTTTAGAATGCAGATAAGCTATCTCATTCATTAGTGTAGGGCTTATCATTAAAGTATAGCCCTGGTTCATTTCAATATGTTTCATGCGTTTAATATTTTATTTAGGAAATATTCTAATTCATTATACATTTTATTTCTCTGAATGCCACCGGCTTGAACATTAATACTCAAAAATTCAAGCTCTTCTTGAGTAGGAATTACTCTAAAATGATCATACTCAATACTACCTTCTCCTATCATTTCAGGCATCTCTCTATAAAAGAAGCCGTCAGGATGTTCCAGCATTTCATCATCCCTTCTTTTAAGTAAATCTAAAACAGTAATATCTGCTGTAGATACTCCCAAGTTACAGTCTAATAAACACTCGTCTAATAATTCATCGTCCCCGGCTTTTATAGATATCTTAGGAAGTATGCCTGCTTTTACATAATTATACTCTAAAGCGTCTGCCTCTGTCATCTTTTTAGCAGTATATATTACATCTTTAAACATAATACTAGGAGGTCTTAGAAGATTGCTAACTGCTCTACCTATATCTAAAGCCATTTCTAATTTTATATGAGGTACACCTGATATAGACTCGTTTCTTACAAAAGCATTTACAAGCCCAAAGAAATAATCTAAATCTTCTACTACCTCTCCGTTAGATATAATATTAGCAATAGGAGTACTGCTACCTAGGCAAAAATTTCTCATAGCAGTCCGATTTCCTACTGGAAGATGAGAGTGACTGTATCCTGCAACAAACTGACATAAATTATATTCAGTTCTTCCCCCTTTAAGACAAATAATTGACAGGTTGCTGTCTTCTATAACATAATTGATCTCAATTAATAGACCTTTTATGTCTATACTTAAGTCAAGCTCGTTAGTAATAGTAAGCTCTGGAAAATAAATAAAAATATCTTCTTCAGTAACTTCTACATGATCAAAGAATTGTTCTGCAGCTACTTTTATTGTATTTGAAGTAACTTGTTGTGTTATCACCATGATATATATATTTATGGTTAGTGAATAAAAGAAGAGAGGGGCATTACACCCCTCTCCATCTTTCCGTCTTAGGCTCCTGCCTTCATTTTGGCAGGACTTACAACGAGGGTAATATCCCCTTGCGGCAAAGGCTGAGACATATCGTCTAGCATTAACCGCGCTTCTTTAGCAATTACTGACTGATCAGTAAAACTTACTCCTGTATCATTAGCAAGTTCTGCAAGGTTTTCAGCGTTAGACTGATAAGTATCCGTTCCGCTTCCTGTTTTTATTGTTATAGTTCTCATTTTCTTTTTCTATGAGTTGTGAATAATATGTACTTAATGTATTATGATGCTTAATCATTTCTATAGACTTTTCATCTGGATGAGGTACCATGATATTGACACTGTATTCTGTCATCATGTCCTCAAGATAATTACGAGCTATATTAAATGATACATCTTTCCCGAGTCTTGTCTCGAGATATTCCAAAACATCCCTATCAAGACCCAGGCTTGTTACTTTCAATGTATCCATCGAGAATTTTTATAAAATCTGTCATGTCGAGTATTGCATAACGACCCTTTTCATAGAATCGTTGTCCTTTTTTCTCAGTCAACTTAGCAAGTATGACATTGAAGTTCCCCTCGTCTGGCATTTCTGCCAATACCTCTTCATAATTTACTCTTTTTGACAAATTCTTACATTGGAAATTAAACTTACCTGTATTGCATATATCTACTTTAGCAGCATCTCTTGCCCTACTCTCAGCTCTAGAGCTTATAGATGTAGGAAACAGACCTTTTAATTCAGCTATGCAATCAAGTTCCCATTTATTACCTCTTCTTCTATTATTTTTCATTTAACAGTTCTTTTAGCGTATCATGAGTATACTCTTTGCCATGCAAAAGTACATGATCTGAAAGATCTTTTGCTTCTGTAAGAAATATGCACTCAAGATCATACTGTTCTGAAAGAGTTTTTGCAGATTTTTTACCTGCTTCATCGTTATCATACAGTATAACTATACGTTTGAACCTCTGTTTAATATCTGTAATAATATCAGAGGATATTGGACATGTTTCACTTTGAGGAGCCATTGCAGGATAACCAAACTCATAGCACAACATCACATCTTTATATGATTTTTGAATAATCAATATATCATGTGTCTGTGGTATTAAGTCTATACCCTGTATTTTAATTCCTCCTGCTATAAACCGATAGTCTTCCTTAGTAGGTCTGTACACTTTGTACTCTCCACCAAGATCATAAGCATATGCCGGCTCACTGCATGTAAAACGTGTGTCATTTATCCAGTAATAAGCTATGGGAGCGACTCTAAATAAATCTAAAGTCTTTTTTGTAATACCATATTGATTCCAGAATGCCAGATCCCCTTTAGTGTATTCCCTGCGTTTTATCTTTAAATCCTTCTTTATAGGATTCTTCTTCACATATGTGACATCAGGTACTTCTCCGTTATTAAGATCTTTTGCAATCTGCTTCAATAATTCATCACGATCCAGTTCAGGATATACATTGGAGACGAAGGACATTACATCCCCCGTCTCTCCCAATGCATAATCATGATAATAAGTGTGATCATCCTTCACTCTAATTATAAATGAAGGTGTTTTATCCTCTCTAAAAGGAGAAGATGTAATCATACCTATAGGAATGTCAGGGAAATAGTGTCTGTATATTTGCAGCTCACTATACTCATCAAGGATATCTTTCCTTAATGGTATTTCCTTGTCCCTGACCTGGAACATTTTACCAAGGTGCCTGTACTTCAGACTCTGTTGTAGCAGTATCTGGCGTATCCGAAGTTACGATTGGTGCTGCAACATACTCTTTAAACTCAAGAGAGTTCTGGTAATCACCTTTACACTGAGTGTAATCATTTGCAAGAGCTCTTTCCCAAGCCTTAGTAGACTTAGCCATTGCTCTATCATAATGATGCTGATACACATCTTGATAAGTTTTGCCTTCATCAGTAGTAATAACATTCAGAAGAACTTTTATCTCATTGTCTGCACCAATCTGAGACATAACACTCTTAAGCTCACTAATGTCATTAGTGAACAACTTACTTACATCTTCAAAGTAGCAAAGACCTCTGTTACCTGCTGCATCTGCATAAGGATTTACATTAGCCCAAGCTGCTACAAAACGAATAAGAAGTCCCTCTCCTACTTTAGCAGGACGAGCACTTTCCTTATTGATCCACTGCTGCAGAGTCTCTGGACTTTCTGCAAAAGAAGTTTGTCCATAGTTATCTATGTACTCCTTCTTATCTCCTGCACGGGTCTCTCGGTCACGATTCTCTAGCCAAAATCTTCTCTTGGCGATCATACCGGTTTCCTCATGCTTAAGGAAAAAGTCGATTACTACTTTAGCATTGCCTTCAGGAGTTACTGAGATATACTCAGGTTCCTGCTGTGGATTGTATCCAAGGTCAGACAATTCATTCATAGTAGGATTAATAGCTACTACTTTCATATTTGTCAAGCCTGTATACAGTTTTCTTGACCCACCTTCCTCGTTTGATCTATTATCGATCTTCATTATTTATCAGTTTTACTGATTAGTTAAATATACTTCATCCCAATGGGATACTAATTTACCATCAACCTCTTCTCCTAGAGTAATGCTTTTACCTTTTAGGTGAGCAGACCGAGATCCGCAAAGCACTTCCTCTGATGAAGAAAAGTTAAGAATGGTTTTGTTTTTATCCCGGTATAGATATCCGATAGCATCTGCATCAGCACATACAATGTTCTTGTTCTGTCCTGTAAGGTTTATATCCTTAGCATTCACTTCCTTACCTTCTTTACCAAGCATCTTTTCCTTAAGGTGACCTACTAGAATGATGCCTTTAGATGCACTCTTCTCTATCCTTGCAATTACCTTTGAAAAGGCTTCGCGTAGATATAGATAGCCTGCACCGTTAGGTAGCTTTCTAACATCATCTCCCTTAAAGTTTTTACCCATGGGTGTGTTTTTGTACAACTTGAGGGCAAGTGGAAGTACCATCTCCTCAAGCTTTGTCACCGTATCTATGGCTATGTAGTCATAGGGTTTTCCAGCTTCATCTATCTTATCCATGATTAGTTTGATGTCCTCTACGCTGAGTGCTTTTATTTTTACAGCATCAACGAAGTCTGAACCATTTTCTAAATCAAGAACTAGACAACTGTCAAGCATTGATACGAGTGTGGTCTTCCCCATTTTAGGAGGTGCATACAGCACAAGCCTTCTAGGATTAACCTGGGTAGCTTTCACCTTCTCCTTTGGCAGGATAATTTCACTCATTAATTGTTTCTATTAAATTGAAAACTCTACTCATCTGTACTTCATCTGAAACATTAGGTAATTCTACAAAGTCACTTACGCAACCATCGAAGAATGTACCCACTCTCAAATTTGAAACTCCATACCTATTCTTAAGAATAGATATTGATCGATAATAATCTTGCATCTTACGGATATTATAACCTCTGTGTTGAGGTATTTCATATCTATCAGGTGCAAACAGACCCATAACCATGTCAGCATCCCTCTGTGTTTTCTTATTATCTGCAAGGCCATCTAATGATGGTTCCAGTTTAGATTCCACAGAAGAACCTGATGTAGTATAAACCTGCTTTTCTTTATCTGCTGATTGCTGTTGCACCACAACAGGAGACATTCCATAAGTATTCCGAAGATCGACAAGAAAGTTTGAAGAGAATCTACCTATCGCTTCGTGCAATGATTCACCCTTCCCGGGCTGAAGAAGTGATATGTGATCAAAGATCGGCACCACTAACTCTTCAGGATCATTGGGAACGTAAGTATCATTCTCCCATTTACCATTTGTCTCAGCATAACTTTTTAATGCATGGTATATCTTTTCTGGACTTTTCAGTCTGTCATAGATAACCAAACAGTTACGCTCCATCTCATCGAAATACTCTTTGAGTTCTCCTATTTGCTGAACAGTCTCATCATCCAACACATTCTCAGGTTGCATGGAGTTCAACACCTTGATATCCACCCTCTTACCGTACAGGCTGTAAAGACGGTGAATGATAAGTGACTGCATAAATATCTCTCTATACTCCTCAAGGCAGAAGTAAAAGAGTTTCAGTTTGATTCCACAATCCGGATTCTCCCTGACATACTCATACGCCCTTATCACAAATAACAGTTTAGCAAACTTTGACTTTCCTACACCACTAGAAGCTGTAATTATGGTGTAAGTGCTTGGTTCAAGTCCTGGTACGAATTTTTGGAGTCTAGCTAATTTGAAAGGTATACAATTTACCTTTCCTGACAGTACCCTGTCTCGGTTTCCAATTATTCGTTTGTATGCAGCATCATACGTCCTTTCCCCAGTCGTCATCGCTTCTGCCATCTGTTCCTTCTGATATTAATTCTTCGCACTCTGCAGCTAGCATTGATATTCCATCCTTTTCGATGAAATAAGGTGCAAGCTTCATATGCATATAACTCACTCTAGCTTTTCTATCAATATATCTTTTAGTAGCTTCAAGAATTATAGCTTCATCATAATCAGAATACTTTCTTAAAAATGCTTTTAACTTTTTCTCACAAGACTCAGAGGTTGCTCTTACTAAGTAACCTCCGCTTCTAACTCCTACAGGAAATAGTTCTCTATACTTTTTAGACAGATCCTTAATATTAGAACTACTTGTAAGTTCTGAAAGATCTATTTTAGGAGTAATAAAACCTTCTCTAGGCATTTTAAAAAGATCTCTTGCTTTATCAGTAAGAAAGGCCTGTCCGTCATCTATTTCAACGAAACCCATTCTGACCATCTTTTTGCCATCTACCCTTAACAATACTTTACTTAAAAGAGCATTGTCTGCTAGAAGTTTAGAAAGATAAACATACTCATCAGGTCTGATAGTATATTTATCAAGCATTTCTGTATCAATTGTAATAATCATTCTACTATTTTATGGGATTAAAAATATACATCCCTTGTATCAAACTCCTCTATGATTATTTTACCATGAAGAATCTCATCTACCTGATCGAATGTAAGTCCGATACCGAATCGTTTCTTTATTAGTAATGGTAGATCCTTATCATCTATATGGCCTATCTCCTCCCTAAGGATATCAATAAAAGCAAGTATTAGATCTACGTTTTCTATTTCAGCCTGGATACAAGATCCTTGACGTTCAAACAGGGTGTCATTCTCATGTTCACCCCTTCTGTCATTTTTGTGAACCATTTTTCTTCTTGTGTACCTACAGTTACGGGAATGATAACGGTACCAATGCGATTGCCTTCCTTTCTAAGTCGTCCTACACGCTGAAGAAGATCTCTCTCCTTGCTGTAATACGACATAAGAATGACGTTATCGATGCCTTTAAGATTGGCACCTTGCTTTAGCATCTTAAAAGATGCAATCACATTAATTTTTCCCTTATCGAACCTTTCTCTAATCTTAGAGTTTTCTAACTCCCGGTTCTTTGCGCTCTCCCCTTTCCTCGCTGATCTGACTACATTAGAAGTAATTTTCTCCAATGCTGATAGATCGTTGCCAAAGATAAGGGTTTTGCCTTTAAGTTCTGCAAGTATTTGATTAATAGATTCTACTTTTGAAGGAAGGGAGTACAGAAGATTTGCCCTCTTTCTTGAACTAAGCATAACTTGTACTTCTCGAGCAGCAGGTGCTCTTACATACATAGCTTTCTTAAACTGAGCATCCCAATAATTATAGGTTTTTTGCTCAGTAGTCATAAAAGGTTTCTTCTTACTACCTCCAGGTATCACTTTCTTAGTGCCGTCTAGCTTATGATGCAAGACATATATATCAAGTGGTCTGGATGTACCGTCTTCCTGTCCTTCGTCCAATGTGTATGAAAAACATATTGGAGCAACACCTTTCAAGATATCTAACTTTGATACAGATTCACCTTCTATCTCTATTACATCGTCATCGATAGTAGCAGATAGTCCCATTATAGCACCGAACCAATTGTTCTTGTAGTACTGTGAATAGGCAGGTGTTAATGAATCATGTATCTCATCAGCAATAACAAGATCGTACTCTGTACCTACCAGCTTGTAAGCTGATTGATAGCACATAAAATCTATGTCTTTTCCTGTAAGATCTACGTTGAATATATCTCTGTATTTAATCAACTGTTCGTTAAGATCCTTTTCTCGTTGCCTGGTCTCTGCAAGAAATAGTATTCTATCTCCTACTTTAGTCTCAGCAACAGCATGTAATGCAATAAAGGTTTTACCGATACCTGTTATAGCTTCTATAGTACCTTTTCTACCTTTGTCTTTCCATGCTTGAAATGCATCTCTTTGTACTTTATCTCTACGATCCATATTGAGGTAAGTTTTTAATTTCTTGTAAATAATCAGTTACATCATCTTTAGTTAGATGTCCTAAAACATCTCCAGTAATAGGAGTATCATAGGATAAATCTCCCTTAGAATCTAAAACTGCTAATTCATAAAGACCTTCTTGTCCTCCATAAGTATGGTCTCCTTTAATTACAGAAGCTCCGTACCCATTAGAAAAAGAACAACCGGCTCTTTTAATAAAACCGTCATTTTCAAATTCAAGATCTTTAAAAGAGCTTACCTCTTTTTTTATATCACTCCAATCGTCTTTATTTTTATATCTCATTTTTCCCAGTATTGAGTTATATTAGGTATTGCAGGTATCTCAACATGATTGCAAAATGCTCTAGCAGATGATTCCATGGCTTCTTGTACCATATTAGCCATTTCTGAGGCCAGTTCTGTAGGACATTCTATGCACATCTCGTCATGAATGAATGAGACTATTTTAACCTTACCAATAAGGTTATTCTGCATAATGTGGTTAAACACTTTTACACCTGCAAGCTTCATCATACTTGCAGAGACTGATTGGATCGGATAATTAAGAGAGTTACGTTCATACTTACCTTTCATAGTATAGTACTCACGAGTCATACCTCTGTCAGGTATCGATCCATTATCATATATATCTTTAATAGTATCCCGCAACTCAGAGAACCTATCAAAGTTATCCATGAATATCTTTCTTTTAGAAACTTCATCAGTGGTCACATGCCCATAAGTGATTACCTCTTTCTTTCTCTTCTCAAAGTATTTCTTGAGATCCGGGAAAGAATCGAGATAAGCATCTATAAACTTTTGCGCTTCCTTCTCAGTAATTCCAAAAGAATCTTTAACGGACCAGGCTGATGCACCATAGGCAATCTGGAATGACAATATCTTACCGATCTGTCTCTTATCAGAGTTCTCTGTCTTGCTAACCTTTACAGGCTTGCCTTCTATCTCAGAAAACATTCTAGATGCTACCATTGAATGCGAGTCACCGTCACCGTTCTTAAAAAACTCTATATAGTTGCGTTCGTTAGCCATATCAGCAAGTACTCTGGTCTCTTGAGCTGAATAGTCAGCTACTACCAGTGTATTACCTTCATCAGCAACAAAACACTTTCTTATATTCTCGTCAGAAGGGATATTCTGCAAATTAGGATCGGATGAAGATATCCTACCTGTATTCAGTATTTGCCAGAAATTACTATGCAATCTACCTGTACCCTTATTGACATGCTTTAAGAATGATTCTCCATATGTCGTTACTAGCTTCCTCTTCTCCATGTATTTAAGGTATATTGGGATCAAAGGATACTCATTCTTAAACTTTTTAAGGTGCTTAGATTCTATTGAATCTTTAGGCTTACCCCTAAACATTACAGTAGTGTCTACACCAAGACCTTTAAATACTTCTGTCATATCTTTAGTAGAAGTAATCTTGATAGACACTGATTTATCTTCAGAAAACAAATCAAGCTGTGGCTCACGATATTGTGGTAGATTATCAAATATCCAATTAACTACAGCTCTCTCCGCTTCTTTCTCCTGCTCTTGATGATTTGCATCATTTTGAAGCCATTTCTCAGTATCCAGTTTAAAACCACAAAACTCTGTATATGCTAGTGCACGTACATATTGTGATTCTAAAGATATAGTACGTTCAAGGCCAAGCTCTGCAACTTTTTCCATCTGAGAATCATAGATAGCCTTAAGAAATTTAACATCATCAGCAGCATAACGTATCACTCTAGGAGTTAACCCTTCACGATGTATATTACCTCTGATATCTTTTGTCATTACTGCATCACAATACTTGAATGCTACTGCATCAAGTCCTAATGAACGTTGAGAAAGTCCTGTAGTAATAATACACTCATTAAGAAATGTATCCATTACCTCCTTGGGGTATATCCCATGTTTATGCAGGAATCCTAAATCAAACTTAGCATTGTGATAGATAGAAGGAACAGTCTCTAAGATCTCTTTAATAAGAGGGATCTCAGAGATGTTCACTTCTTTAGCATCTATTACATACTGACATGTTCCGTCAGATGTACCAAGCTGTAATGATAAAAGTTCTTTTGTGTGTGGATCAAATCCAGTAGTTTCTGTATCTACTTGTACACACTCATCTTGGAGTAGTCCTTTAAAAAGCGAGGTCTGCTCCTTCTCCGTGATCAACTTTATCATTTTCTAAAATAACTTTATTAAGGTCTGTAACTGCTAAACCTGTAGATATAAGACTTTTACCGTAAACCGGACTGTCGTAACCTCTGGTAGCTAACTCAACCGCTAAAGATACAGGCATTATATCAGATATCTCATATCTAAAATTACCTATATATGCTTTTACGTCATCAATTTCAAGATCACACTTTTGTGCAATAGTTTTAACTTCAAGGTCATGCATATCAAGAGGGTCTGTTATCTCAAATACACATAATTTTGTTACGTTAGTCTCTGAGGTTTTTATGAATTTACTGTAATCAGCTCCTGTGTTATAAAACTTAATACGATTAGATCCTACAAAGGCTAATAATCTTTTGGCTACTATTGTTTGTCTGTATGCCATTTTACAATATTTTATGTATTAAAAAGGGAGAGGGATTTTCCCCCTCCCTCAATCACGTTAGATAGACAGCATACTGTCCATCAATTCAGCAATAATCTGAACTTTCTCTGTACGATCTATATCAGGATCGTCAACCTTATTCAAGATAGCTCCTATCAACTCCTTACGGATATCAATATGATCTTTAGGATTTGTAAGCCCTAGCGTATCCATCTTGCTGATGAGAAACTCTAGCTTTTTTTGCTCCTTGTCAAGAGATTTAATAGTACTCTCTACAATAGACCTTTGAGCGCCTATTATCTGAAAAGAGCTTCTACTGACATTATTGACAAATCTGTTATCATTTTGAGTATTGGTAGCCGTTATCTCATAATTTCCAGAATAACTCTCTTTAACAGAGTCAATGATATGAGGTACGCCTAACTCAAAATTATGACCAGATGTATTATCAGTAAATACAACTAAGCATCCTTTGCTCAAAAGAAGCTTTACACTATTAATCTTTGACCGGAAAGTGTAATCCGGTATCTCTTTTAGGATCTCATCCATGTTTTCTAGGGTTTATATCTGAAATTGTAGCAGGTCTGAACTTAGACGCTGGATGTAAATGGTGTAATTGATATCTTTTTGGCGTTTTCTGTCCATTCTCGAACTTTAGCCACTGTTTACCATTAACATCCGTGAAAGTACTCTCTACTCTGAGCACAGGCACAAACATCTTATTAGACTTATCCATTTGATCATTAATAGAGCTTTCACTGATAAGAGTATCAGTGTGCTCTACTACTTTCTTAGACATGTTCACATACATCGGCATATGAATTACCGATGTCTGTGTACATATTAACTTATCCCCTTGATTATACATCTCCTTGTTCTATTTTTAAGGCGGTTCGTAATTCTACTTCAAGTTCACTGTAATCCATCTCATCCAAAGCAATACCTAACGAGTAAGGAACACATATATCATATATAGTATTCAATAGACAAGTATCCTTAACTAAATCGTATTCAGGAAGATTGTACATCTTCTGTCTTACACCGTTAATAATACCCATTAAGTATCCACCCATCATTATCTCATTATAAGATAACCCTAGTCCTAAAATAGCAGGAACTAAATCTGAGACATCATTAGACTTTGTGGCGGTCTTCACTACAATATTCACCAGTTTAGATTTATAATCCGGATCATCAAGTAGTAAATCAGTGATATACTTATCTCCTCCCATAGTAGTACAAAAATCATCCTTTGTTACAAGGGGAGCTTTTTTAACTAGATCTATGTAATGAGATACAGCATGTTCCCTCATATCTAAGGGAATATCTTCCGGGCCTCCAGCCTCTATCATAGCTTTAAACTCAGGATCAGAATCCATCATATCACTTATAGCTGCCTTCTTCTGCTCCATACTAAGATCTTTTTGTACGGGATTAGACTCTACACCCCTGCCTAGCATTACTGCTGAGGGATATTTTAGCTTTAAGTCAATCAACTTAATACAAGCAGCTTGTGCCTCCTCATAAATTTTTGCTTTATGCAGAGACTCTAAGCAATCCTTGACCTTTGAATGAATAAATGCCCTTTTAATCCTACTATCAGTAGAGATAGCAATAGCTAGAGAGCCGTTACTGTCCAAAAGACCGTGACTCTCTAGAGCTTTTATAGATATAGGATTATGGCCTTGAGCCACTTCGTGTTGAATATTAGGCATCAACAGTGCCTTGAGAAACTTTATCATTTTTATTAAAGATTTGTTTTGTAAGTAAATTAAATGCCGCTTCGACATCATTGTCTTTAAACTCGGATCCAAGGATTATATCTAGGCCTAAGAGTTTTGCGTCCTCTTTATAACCTTTATTAGAATCTCGTCCTAATCCGCTTCTTACTTCGCCTGAAAGAAAGTAACACCATGCTAAGAAAGTATGGTATCTGAACATACCCACATTGCCTAGTAAAGCTATGCGGTTAATATTCATTCTCTCAGAACTACCCTTTACAATAAAGGATATACCTTGACGATCCCAATCAGAAGTTATTTTTTCGCCATCAAACAGAATATGAAGCTCTACAGGTATACCTGCCGCTTCTATCATCATAACAGCTACAGATAAATTAGTGACAAGCTTAACAAACTGCGAATCATTATTACCTGCATTAAGACCTAACTTAATTCCAATCTTGAGACCATGAGAAGTCTTTTTCTTCCTGTTAACAAACATATCAGTGTTACCACTGAGAGCTCTAGGAATACTAAACCTGCCATAATCATCACGGAACTCACGTCTTCTACGCTTTGAGACCATCTCTTGGAACAAGTGTTGAAGGCCATCAGAGTTCATAGATTGTTTGAACTCATCTTTGATCTTTGAAACTATATCTTCTCTAGGATTAAGATTTTTAAACCTGTCAGTATAAGTTTCTTTATAAAGATCGTCTCCGAATCTCCAAGAATTTTCTCCACTACCATCATCAAGACATTCTCTTATAACGTAGAGTCTTTCCTCATCATCTTGGAGATCTTCAACGTCTTCATGAACACCTTCTTGATCATCAACAGCTTTTACATACTGAAACATAGAATCAAATACTATGTACTCAGCATGCTTAGACTGTAACCTCTTCCTCTTTAGATCCATTTTCATAAGCTTTACAGTTAGGCTTAACAACTTCTAAGAACACGTCTCTTTCAGTATTATCCCAATGAGAAGTCAATACATTCATGATCTTGTATGTATTAAATCCATTTTGGAACATAGTATAACAGTCTACGACTGTACGAGTAGAGATAACCTCATTGATACCCTTGTCTTTGATTGTCTGACGAATAGTATTCATCATAGCAACCCAATTAACATCGGTAAGAGTTTGTTCTAGCTCTTGATCGTAGTCAATGTACACTCTACACATCTTAAACCTGTCCAAGAAAGCTGTGTCCTGAATATCCCTAGCAGAATAATCCATACTTGCGTTACCCCAAGTATTACCTGCAAGAATACAATAGAAGTCTTCATGCTTGATAGCCATTGTATTACCCTTACGAGTAGGTACAGAGAGCATACCACTGCGATCAAACGCAGCATTCAACACTATTGACATTCCAGGAGACATAGCATCATACTCATCAATAAGCATAACACCTCCATTCTCATAGAAATCAAGGAAAGTAGGATAGTTATAGCCAGCAAGGTCATTAAAACCTATAAGCTCTGTCTTACTTGCCTCCTCATTACAAGAGAATGTAGCGAATCTAAGATCCATAATATCTGCAACCTGTTTAGCAAGCGTAGATTTACCAGAACCCGTAGGTCCTACAATCATTGACTGCTTAAATAGCTGCAAGTACATTAGAACCTCTGATGTACTCTTGTGAGTCTTAAGAGGATCAACCTCATAAGTAGACTCATTAAGAGTTATTTGCGTAACAGAAGTACGTTCTTTTATCGCCTCTACTGCTGAAGTAAGCTGGTCTACAACCTTTTCTTCGATTTTAGACATACGATTAATGATACGACCGTCAATTCTATTATCACTAATCTCATCTTTAATAGCTGATCTTACTAAGTTTCTCATTTGACCGGACATCAGCATTAATCCGATCTTTCTTTCTAAATCTTTTTCCTCGTCCATTATATTTTATATGGGAAATAGATTATGGGACATTACAGGTTGTCCTTTAAACCTTTTGCACCTCGTCAGTGCGATAATAAAGAATAGTATTATCATTATCCATTCTTACACGATATCCTTTGCCTTTAGCACCGGGAGTTACCATGTCAAGAGATGGAATAAACAATTCTACTACACCTTCTGCTTTATCTTCTCCCTCTTTGCCTGCCATAACTTTACTCCCAATAGGAATAACTTCATTTTTAGACTCAGATGGTTCAGACTTTACAGGTGTCTTTGATTTACTAGCCGGCTTAGATTTCTTAGCAGGCTTTTTAGCCTTCTTAAAATCTTCCTTCTGCATTCTCTTATTAAACTCCTTTTTTACTGCTTTCACAGTATTATCTCTTTTAAGCTTATTTATATCTATAAACTCAGAGTCAGGAGCCAGCTTAAATTTAAAGTACATGACTATAAACCAAGCTAAGAAAGAAGCTCCGATAACAAATCTTACAATTTCTGCCAACAGATTAGGCATGTAGTATGTTAAAGGAACAAGACTAACACTTACAAGTAGTAAACTTATAGGAAGTATAAGTCTTTTTGCATTTAAAGTAATGTGGGCTTTAAGTAATACACCCAACACACTTAACATCATTACAACAGCAAATACAATCATCTTCAATTCATTTGGATTAGTGACTTTCTAGTGACCTCTTGCATTTGAATGAGCTGCACTAGTTCAGACTCATCCGCATCTCTGAACAATATCTTTTCTATCTCATCATCGAGATATTCATCATATTGTTTTACTGTCTTAGCATCAAATGCCAAGTTTTGTATCAGCATCAAGTGATGTGATAGAAGTTCGCCTGCTTTACATTCCATGTAACTATTATACAGGTCTTTATTTCTTTTACTCCTTTCCATTGTCGGGTTTTTAGGAAAAGTTAATCACACAAGCAATAGTCTACTTTATGTGAGCGTTCATAGCATTACGTACTGCTATGATTCAAATCCGCTTGATCGGATCTTACTTTTTTTGAGACAGGACTATCTATCACTGGATTTATCAACATAAGAACAGATTTTATCTTATGCGGAACGCTTTCCTAAGACTATCAAGAGGTCTTAAGGGTCGTTCTTTTTAGTCTAAAAATAGAGAAGGTCAATGAATGACCCTCCCTATATAATCATGTTCAGTAGCTACTTCATAATCCAAGTAGTACCCTGAAGAATCAAACTCTTGCTCAAACTGATGTCCTAAATGATAGACAAGTTTACCTTTGCAAAGTATGAAATCATCACACGTAAGAATTACACTCTTATAATAAGTAGGTAACTCTATACTTTCTATCCAATCTTCTTCTGATATGAGATTTGTAATAGGCTTAGCAAGCATTACTAATTCTATGTAAAAGTCTTCATCATAGTCAAATGGAGCTGTCTCTATATCAATTACGAATGACATAGTATTCATGTTCGGTTGTTCCCAAACACCTATCTGGAATATACCAGGTTCGGTGCCTTTAGAACAAGAAGACAAGAATAATATTAAGATAACAAGTAAGTTTCTCATATCAGTCGTATTCGTTTACTACCTTATCAATAGCAATAGTACCAAAGATAGGAAATGCGACCATCATTATACAGTCAGATTTCCCTGGAGTCATGAGATTAGGTAGAGTGATAGTAGGAATAATGGTAAGATTAACTGCACGATAAAACTGTACAGTATAATCTTCCATTAATATATATCCTATTATCAAAGACAGTAAGCATATTATAAATGCCATTGTTGCGATAATAAATCCTATCATGATTTCTCCTTTTCTTTAGATGCTTCATACATTTCAGACAAAGTATTATCATCAGGAATGACAACATCTTCATTCATAGCAAGGATAGTATCAAGCATTGTAGACTCAACATCATCATGTATCTGTACTAAATTACCAAGATGCTCAGAATCTTGATAGACATCAATGTAAAAGCTTACATCATCTACTATGTCTTGAATATAATTAGTAGCATTGTTCTCATCACCTACAGACATATCTGAAAAGTCAGGATTAAGAAGAGGGTTACTAATAAATTTCTCTAGTCTACCTTTTATAGAGTGTAGAAGCTCTGTTCTATTTTTTGCCACGTCTTTTGTTTTTGTGGGTGAATAAAAAAATGACGGCCATGAACAATGTCACAGCCGTCTGAAGAATAAAGTAAACCAACAGGTCTCCCATCATAGGCTAACTTTTGTAGCTATATGATAAGTAGTAGAGCTGTAGGTATAAGTAGAATCTACTTTACTGAAGTGATCAAAATCAGTGTCCAAAGGCAAAGCTTTGTTCTTATAAAGACCATAAAATTGTTCCCAACCTCTAGCTCTCGCTGAGTTTACCTTGCGGGCATAAATTATGGTATCACCTTCAGTAATAAACTGATTGTAATGTCCGCACTCAAGAACGAACATCTTTCCATCCTCTACATCAACGAATGTAGAACGGCTGCTTTCACACGAGGCCAAAAGCATAACGGCACTTACTAATACAAATAACCTTTTCATATTTATAGGTCTATTGTGTTACATCATTTTTAGTCGGCTGATGTTTAACCTTAGTATTATAAATTAAATATATGAAAGCTCAGGCCAACACAGCTATCGCCTGGCTTTCTTATTCTTCGGGAATACCTTACTTTACGTACATGTCTGGTCGCGCCATACCAGTTTAGTATTTTGGCCCTGTTTTACATGATTACATAAGTAGGTAACGCTGTCACCCTCAATAGTATTTTATCGGTGACACCTCCCGTAGGAGAATGCCACCGACTAAAGTATTCGAGGGAACCACCCCTCCATAAGATTTATGTAATAGTCACATAACCTGGTTGTTTACTGAGGTAAGCACTATTGCTTAACACCTCTGTCAATGTTTTTAATCATAAGAGTGTATAACCCTTACGAAGTGCTTCATCAGAAGTAACCAAACGGGTAGTATCCCATTTGATTCTTCCATTCACATTACATACAGCGTAATGATGATTGCCAACAAGGGGAACTAATGCAGCTCCCCAATGCTTGACAACATCAGCCATACATATTTTCTTTATGTATGTAGTTCTACTCATCTTTCGCCTCCCAATACCAGTTATAACTAATGTGAATATGAGGACAGAAAGCCTTAATAAACTCTAAATGAAGTTCAGAAAGATCTCCTTTGAACTTAACTATGTTAGCAAACTCATGTCCCCAAACTTCAGTAGTAACTACTTTAGCATCGTATTCAGCATACTTGTAGTTGTTAAGAATATCAACGATACACTCAGCAAATTTCTCAGCTAATGATAACTGAAGAAGAGGATTAGTATCCTCAAGAGATGTAATCTTCTCTGGGTTAATAGTAATCTTATGATAGTTCATTTGACTTTAGTTTTAGTCGTTTTAGACACATCATGTGTGCACCAATTACAGTTATCATTTAAACAGACTGCGCCTGTCATTTTCTTTCGCGTATAGTCGCCACATTTAGGACATTTCATACGTTTTGTATTAGTCGGTAGAAAAAATGGGAGCTACTTGAGATAGCAACATCGCTATCTAGGTGAGCTCCCTTAACCTTGGTGTTCTAATATAGAGGGTATGAATCCTCTGTCTTTGTGTGCTACCACGCATAGAACGCGAACTATGAAGATTTTG